GAAATAGAAGCAACTGATGCAAGAATTAAAAATGCACAACTATCTAACCAAGTGTCTAGCATTGATGATAAGGCTAATCTGAACAGCGCCTTTGGAGCAGAAGCAGCAAAAGATAATGCCGCAGAAGCTGCAGAACTAGTACTTAAGCAGGCGATAAACAATGAGAAAAGACTAAAGCTCGAACTTACCGATCTTTCTCAAGAGGCTGATATAGCGGCCCACAATAAACTAATCGAGCAAGGCGAGCGAGAAATCGAACTCGCAAAAGCAAAAAGTAAAGCAGCAAATCTGGCCGCAGATGATATGGCTCAGATGGGCTTAAAAATCGGAGACTCTTTGCAAAGTAATATGGAAAGTGCTTTCCAATCTTTAGTAGATGGAACTAAGTCTGCTAAAGAAGCATTCGCAGGAATGGCAAAAGCCATACTCGCAGACATCGCAAAAATGATTATAAAGATGTTAGTAATGAAAATGCTACAAGCTACTCTTGGAGGTAGCTTCGGGATTCCTCTACCAGGTGCCCGAAATGGTGGTGTATTTGCTCAGGGAGAGAAACAGAACGGCTATAGATCTGGTGGAGTTGCTAGGGGTTCTCAAGGAGGATATCCTGCTATGCTACACGGCACAGAAGCTGTTGTTCCTTTACCGAATGGAAGATCTATACCTGTAGATATGGGTAAGCAGTCGGGTCAGATGGTTTCGAATGTTACTGTTAATGTATCCGCAGAAGGCAATACAAAAACTGAATCTAATGATGGTGGAATGGATTCAGAAAAACTAGGCAAGGCTGTAGCAAATGCAGTACAGCTAGAATTACAAAATCAAAAACGCTCGGGTGGAATACTTAACCCGTATGGAGCAGCATAATGACTATAGGATTTATTTATTCAGGGAGCAACTATGCTACCCCCGATAAAGGACTATCGCGACAAACAAAACACGCTGTAAACGTTTCTAAGTTTGGAGACGGATATGAGCAGCGTGTTGCCAAAGGTATAAACAGTCAGGGAGAAACTTACAATCTACAATTCAACAACCGTACAGCAGAGTTCGTTGACGATGTAGTCGCTTTCTTAGATACACAAAAAGGCATTACTAAGTTTCCCTTAATTTTACCTGACTCTAATCAAAGCTCCAATCCTTCGGGTCCCGCAGGCGTTGGAGAAAAAGAAATAAAAGTAGTAGCAGATACGTATACAACTACCTATCTTTATGGAACTTTTTACTCATTAACTGTAAGCGTACGAAGGGTGTATGAAGCATGACCAACCTAATAGCAACCGACCTACAAGGCACAGAAGTATCTAGTGCTGTTGTAGACTTATTTGAAATCACTACTGAGTCAGGAACGTTTTATTTCCACCCAGGTATTGGAGAAGATCTAGACGATGTACAGTTTCGTGATAAAGTAGGAGGAGCTATACGAACGTATAATGCTATTCCTATGATGTTAGACGGCGTGGATCTCTCCGCAACAGGAGCATCTCACAGACCTAATTTAACCATAGCAAACGTAACTTCAGAGCTAAAAACCACTGTAGGTATTACAGACTACGATGATTTAACGGGCGCGACTCTAGTACGTAGACAGACTCTACAAAAATACCTAGTAGGTAATTCTGGAGACTCTACTCCCCCTGTTGAGATGACTACTGCCTCTTACAAAATAGATAGAGTGTCTGCATTGAACGCGATAGCAGTAACTTTTGAACTTGCAGCAGTATATGACCTGCAAGGCATCGCCCTCCCTAGAAGAGTCATGGTAGGCAAGTACTGCAGCTGGATTTACCAAGGATTTGAACTACAAGATAACGGTGGCTGTGTATGGAAGAAAAATAGTAAAGTACGCACTGTAGACCCTTCTAACGCTAATGCCTATGTAGAGCATGATGTTCTATATAATCAAGAAGACAAGCCTTTAGTTGATAATGCTTATCTATCTGGACGAAGTAATTGGGCTACTGCTACTGCATATAATCAAGACAGCTATGTAAAATTCTCTGGTAAAATTTATAGGGCACAGATACCTCACACAAGTAGCGCAACTAACGATCCTACGGACAATACAGGACACTGGATAGAAGCACTCGCATGGACTGCTTACTCCGCTTCTGCTACTTACACTACAGGGGCACTTGTTAAGGCATCGTGCCTTGCAAGTGGAAAAACTTTAACCACAATATTCAGGTCTTTACAGACTAATAATCTAAATAACGCCCCTTCTTTATCCTCTGGGTTTTGGGAAAGAGAAGAGCTGTGTTCAAAAACACTTAACGGATGCAAGTCTCGCTATGGAGCACGACAAGTATCTACTGCCGCAAATTCAGCTCCGTCAGCAAAACATGATAGCAGCGCGGTTTTACCTTTTGGAGGGTTCGTAGGAACTTTAAAATTCTGATATGATACAATTTTTAGAAGAATACAGAGAACACTTTGAGGCAAACTACCCTAGAGAAGGTTGTGGAGTTTTAGGGGTTGTACACGGCGACTTAAAATGGTTTCCTTGCACTAATGTCGCAGAAGATGACAATGATTTTGTTATAGACTCCAAAGAGTACATAGCTATATCACACAAAGCCGATATAGTCGGGATAGTACATAGTCATCCAGATGCTACAAGTGAGCCTAGTACTACTGATATAAAATATTGTAATGCTACAGGAATACCTTATTATATATTTAGCTACCCAGAAATGGATTTACATATACAAAAGCCCGAGAAAGAGACAAAAGCATTGTACGGAAGAAACTATGAGTTCGGGTACAATGATTGTTTTGAAGCCGCTAGAGACTACTATCTAGAGCAAGGCCTAGACATACCTTGCAGACCTCTATTTGAAGATGACTGGTGGCATAAAGGTTTAGACTACTTTACGGACGAGTATATAGGCACATGGAACTTTTCAAAAGTAGATAGCAACATGAAAAAAGGAGATCTACTCATTTTTACAATACAAGCCGCTGTGGGAAATCACTGTGGTGTTTACTTAGGGGATGATATGTTTTTCCATCATGCCGAAAACAGAATATCCACCAGAGAGAACTTATACCCTTTCTGGAAGAAATATATAACAGGAGTTTACCGTTATGATGCGTAATGTATATTTACAAGGAGAGTTAGGCCACAGGTTCGGCTCCGTTTTTAAAGTCAATGCTGATAGCTACCAAGATATCTTTAAGTGTATCAATGCAAACAGACCAGAGTTCTTAGGTTTTGTCAGACAGTCTCACTTAGATGATATAGGTTTTATAGTCGAGCAAGCCGGAAAAGGCGTAGAAGATGAAGAAGATTTACTCAATCCTTTAAAAGAGGGAGACGTAACCATAGCTATAGCACCTGCAGGATCTAAATCAGGACTAGGTAAGATACTTGCCGCAATTGCTATTGTAGCCTTAATTGTAGTCACTGGAGGAGCAGCAGGCCTCGGATTGGCGGGGACCACGGCAGCAGGAGGCGGGCTAGCTACTTCTGCGGGTTGGGCAGTAGTAGCAGGAGGTGGTTTAAGTACTGCAGGAATGTTTGCTGCTATGGGAGTTCTAAACCTTGCAATGATGGGTATATCTCAAATGATGGCTCCCGATCCGTCAGTAGACTCAGACGCTCCTGAGAACTATGCTTTTAACGGCAACGCACAAAATGTGAAAGAAGGAGATCCTGTAGCTCTACTTTATGGAAGACTTAGAGTACCAGGAAGACCTATTAGCATAAATGTATCAAATGAAAGCTACTATAAAAACTATAGTGGCAGTATTCAAAGTGGTGATGGTAGCTTACAGACAACAACTACGGGCACTTCTACGGCAATTAATATAAACAATATAAACTTAGGGAGTATTGGAAGATGAGTAATAGACATGGTGGTGGAGCAGGGCCTGGAGCTGGAGACAATGGTGGAAACCCACATAATGGAGGATCAAACACGGCCGGACAATACTCGGGTACTGTTAGTGTAACTCAGAACGATAGCCAAGTAATTCAAGTTACTGATGTTATATCAGAAGGGCCTATTTACGGTTTAGTAGATGGAGCAGCTTCTGTCTTTATGAACAATGACAGGGTTATAGAGCCTAGTAGCGCCTCTCAGCACTTAAGCAGAGGTGTTACTACAATTACTCTGACCAATGGTCAAACTGGGGCAGTTATAAACAACTCTCTAAGTACTAATCCTATTACTCTAAATGAGGAGGCAGGAGGTTCTTTAAACTTAATTATTCGTGAAGGCTTCACTGGTCCTAGTGGTCAGCTAGTAACTTCAGACTGGCTAAGCCGACACAAACAAGTATTAACAACTTCAAGCAGTTTTTTTACTTCCTCCATGATTACTACTTCCGCAGGAAGAACAAACCCTGATCAACTAGTACCGGCTAGGCTTGTAGCAATTTCTGGCAGTAGTACTACTCCCGACGGTATACCTATCGAAGGTTTTCTTCACGCTAGAGACTCGGGTACAAAAGCTCGCTGGAGAACAGGACACTTTGGAGACTATAATGACTATGAAATTACCGATGGAAACTACACACTGCACCTTGATAGAATAGTAGCAGTTGCGGCAGTAAGCGGAGTAAACGTTACTTTAGCAGCAACTTGGGCAGGTGCCACAGGTACTTATGCTTTTGATAATACAGGTATTATAAATCTTACAAGTACACCTGCCCAAGCTTTAGCAAGCCAAAGAGTGCAAGGAGCAGCAGTAAGCTTTAGGCCAGGAACTCTAAACCAGACTCCTATGGGCAGTGGAGGTTCTTCTGCAATTACTGTAAATTTTTCAGGCTTATCCATGGAGCATACCACAGGATATGGAGGAGATCAAGCGCCAAGAGTATTATTAGCCAGTGGCAACTTAGCCTTGACTGCTGAACAACGAATAGAATGCGACAAAGTAAAATTCCGTATAAACTATCCTGGAGGCTTTAAAAGTATTAGCGGCAAAGGTAATGACGTGTCTGCTGGAATTTTCTATGACATAAAAGTAGCTATTAAACAAGAAGGAGAGTCCTCTTTTGAAGCCTATAGAACTATTAATAGTGCTTTAAAACATACCGGAAAGAGAGAAGACTCTGTTACTTTTGAACACAGTATTGATTTGAGAGCTTTAAAGCCTTTTATTGATTTTCGTATCCAAATAAACAGAAAGTCCTCGCACGAAAATCCAGGCTACGATTCTTTCGGCCAGCGTCCGCATGACGATTGGAGTAATGTAACTACAGGTTCTGTTCATAGTGCCACTTGTATCTTGGATGAAAAATTAAATCATCCCTACACTGCAATGGCAGAAGTCGAGTTTAGCAGTAAGCAATTCACGGGACTTCCTCAAAGAACCTACGATGTTAAAGGAAAACTAATACAAGTTCCTAGCAACTATGTTACTAGAGACGAAGCCGTTAATGGAGTAGCTACCTACAATAGGAATACTTCCACAGGAGCCATAGAAAACACTTACCAAGACTGGGACGGTGCGTTTCGAACTTCTTTGGTTTATACTAATAATCCTGCATGGGTATACTATGATATAGTAACTAATAACAGATATGGTTTAGGAACTTTCATAAAAGATACAGACATAGACAAGTATGCTCTTTATAGAGTTGCTAGATACTGTGATACACTTGTGACAGACGGAAAGGGAGGAGAAGAACCTAGATACACTCTTAACACTTATCTTACTAAGCAGGCAGACTCCTATAAAGTCCTAAAAGACTTGGCAACAAACTTTTTAGGACTACTATACTTTTTAGACGGTAAACTATATACGTCTATAGACGCCCCTGCGAGTCCGGTTTATAATTTCACAAAAGCAAACGTACTAGAGGGAGCTTTTTCTTATGAAACAACTGGCTCTAAAACTCGTGCTAACCAAGTTATTGTTTCTTGGAACGATCCTGATAAAAACTACGCCTTACAACCTTTACTTGTCGAAGATAAAAGAAATATATCTTCAACAGGTAGAATAATAAAAGAAAGTGCTGTAGCCTACGGGTGTACTTCTGAGTCTCAGGCATTGAGATATGGAAGATGGAAACTATGGACTTCTGCAAATCAAAAAGAAGTAGTTTCTTTCCAAACAGGCATAAACGGGGGCTTTATAACTCCGGGTGATGTTATTAATGTGCAGGATTCTGATAGGTATGCTGTTAGACTGGGTGGGCGTATATCTACAACAGGCACTATCAGCACCACAGTAGTACCTCTGGACAGTAGTGTGGCTCTACTTACGGGGTCAACATATACTTTGGCTGTTGTCTTTGTTAAGCCTTCCGCCTTTACGTTACAAGATGCTTATATTAACGGAACCTTCTATAAGGCCGGCAGCCTAGTTACTAGCGCTTTTGTTGACAGCAACAATAACGGGACATACACATATCAAACTATAGATACCCCTGAGGAAGCTGCAAATGCTAAAGGGAGCGCGACAGTAACAGACGCTCTGGTACTAGAGTGGAAGGACCATCTTAGAACCGAGGCACAGCCTGTTTCTTCTAGCTTAATTGGTCAAACTCGTACTTCTCTCACAGTGTCTACTGCCTTTACATCTGCCCCTACTGCGGAAGATATTTGGGTCTTAACAGAAGAGAAAAACTCTCTTAATGTACAAGGGTCTGCCAAAGAGTATAGAGTTTTAAGCATTGCACAAAGCGACAAGAACGAGTATGAAATTACAGCAGTAGAGCACTACGACAGTAAGTATGACGCTGTTGAAGAAGATTTCACAACTTACGTTCAGACAGAACTAGAGCCGAGTGTTACATCTACGGATATTGTGCCGCCTGTTACTGCTTTGTCCGCAAAAAGTGCTTTAAGAGCCTCAGGATCTGCGAACGATACTTTGGTATTGTCTTGGAATACTCCTGAAAATGAAGAAATTGATGGTGATGTCGTTAATGGAGTACAGACTTCTTACTACCGTAACTACGGCCGCCATAGTAGTCAATCTCAGTCTAATACTTATGAATACTTATTAGGCTTTATGATTGACCATGATATCCCCAATTACCCTAGCCCTATAACTTTAAACAGACATATCACTGGATTTAATTTTGACGATATAGATCCCGGTGATTATACTATAGCTGTAAGAACTCGAAATATTCTTGATAATCTTTCTTCTTCAACCAGTATTCAAGCAACTGTTACAGATCGTTTTACAGACGTACTCCCTCGTATGGCTTTGGGAGCACCTTACGGAGGCTCTTGTAGTACTACTACAAAAATAAGTAATGCAGGCTTGTTCGAACTGGTCGACAGTACTTATGGGTTTAGACCCGCTCAGTCAAATGGTGCGATCCTTGCAAATGCCTCAACAACCGGCAACACTTTCCAGTTGGACATTTCTGACATGCCTATCATTAGTGCTCCTAATACTAGTGCTCTTGCAGGTACTTTTATTGCAGACCATCACTATGTAACTATGAGGTCTAATACTTCTACTAACATACTAAAACTTCTGAAGTATGTTAAACCTACCTTTAATGTTCCTTACTGGATAGACGCAGGCACCGGTAGTAACGCTACAGGTCTTACAAATTTGACAGGGACACTACAGGCGTCTACACAATCTAAACTTACAGGAACCAGTACTGCGTTTAGTACAGAGTTAGCAGCAGGAGCCTTGGTAAAAATAGGAACCACAGCAGCTATTGTATCTAGTATAGTTAGTGATACAGTTTTATACTTAGACAGAATTATAACGGTTGCTAATAATGCAACGGCTCAGACTAATAATTATAGATTTGATTATCAGAACGAAACTATTATTGCTAAAGTATACAAAACAGCTTCACAAGTTTACTATAATAATACATACATGAGCTTAGACAGTACTCTTGTTCCTCAAAGAGGCGTAGCACGAACTCTTTACCAGTTAAAAACGTCTGGAGGAGCTGCTGATTCTGTTCCAACTACAGGTACGTTTGCTAATCCCGAAGCAGGACAGACTGCCTGGACTTTAGCAATACCGAATATAACTGCTAACAACGATAAGATATATGCAACTACTAGAGTGTTCACTAGTGACGGTAAGGATCCTCAATCTAGTACGTGGTCAGCTGCTACCTTAATAGCACATAGACAAGATGGGACAAATGGAGGCGCTGGGTCAAATAATGCTACCGTATCTTTATATAGAGTTTCGACTAACGGCTCTAGCGCACCTACCGCTTTTGCAGGTACTTTTACATATACTTTTGATACCGCAGCGATATCGAGCGGTACTCTTAATAGTTGGACTACTGCAATACCTGCAGTCCCTCAAGGGTCTTATTTATGGATAAGGCAAGCGTCCGCGAGTTCTACTACTAACACTGTTAGTATTGCTCACTCTGCGTTCTCTCCTGCTGTTGTTGTGAGTGCCTCGGGTATTGATGGAGCTATCTCTAAGGTAGTCTCACTAAGAGCTTCTAAAGACATCATAGAGTATAGTGCTGCGGGTGCTCATGACTCTAGTCAGACTATTACTATAACGGCAGAGAGTACTAACTTTACAAATGCTTACTTTAAGTTTACTGCAACAGGGAACACATTTACCGATGAGACCTCTTGGACTGATGGTTCTGCTGCTAATACGGATACTGCTACTTATAATATACCTACTACATATTCTGCTACTCCGGTTACATTCACTGTGGAAGTTAAAGAAGGAGCTTCAGGTAGTGTTATTGCTACTGATACCCTTACTATTGCCTCTATTAAGCCAGGAGTTACCCCAGATACACCCGATGATGGAATAGATGCACTAACGGTAATTTTGACCAACGAAGCTCATACATTGCCCGTGGATACTAGTGGCGGTGTTACTTATACAGGTTCTGGAACTAGTATTAGAGTGTTTGAAGGAGTAACAGAGTTAGACCATGATAATACGGGTACTGCAGTATCACACTATAAAGTTGTTACTACCGGCTCTACAGCTATTACTCCAGGCGCCCTAACAGGTGAAGCCGCTAATGTTCTTTCAGCTACTTTCCTTGCACACTCTGCCATCACAGCAGCGACTGCTCTCGTAAAGTATACTATAACAGGTAAGAGAGCAGACGGCACAGCTTTTGAAATCATTAAGTATCAGTCTCTTAGCAAATCGGTAGCAGGCGTTCCTGGTACTCCAGCCAACGACGAAAAGACTGTTATAATATATAGAAAGCAATCAACTGCTGCGAACGTGACTTTTTCAAGCGGAGGAGCATCTGGGCAAACACACAGCAATCCTACTAATAACTTAGGTACGGGATGGGGTACATCTCTTCCCACGCTTGTTAACGACGGTGACAAAATCTATGCGGCTAGTAGAACTTTTACACTTACCAGTAATAGTGGTGGTTGGTCAAGCCCGCCAGTATTAATAGCACAAAAAACCGACGGCGACGATAGCACAGTTCCCGGCCCTGCTGGACTTCGTACTATTCAAGGCTACTTATATTATGAAAAAACTACTGCTAATAATCCCCCTACTCCCGAAGTTGCTGTTTATAACTTCAGTAATGGAGATATAACCGATGGAGGGTCGGGTACTGATAGAGTTCATGATGCTGGAACAACAAATGTCTGGAAAAATTCTCCAAATACACAAGATGCCACGTCTAGTAATACATATTATACTGTTCGGTATTTTGGAACGGAAGCCTCCGCTAGTTCGGCAAACATTACTGTAACTTATGGTAGTATTGTAAAGCATACTAGTTTTACTGGAGTTGTTACTTTTAATGGCGGAACTTTAACAGATGGATCGGGCTCCGGAGATATCACTCCTCTCGTAGCGAGTGATATAAGTAGTTTTATTGAGGCATCTGACGTCAACGCAAATGTTACTTCAATTAGTGGAGGAGTGATTACTGCAGGAAGTACTATAGAAGTAGGAGCAAATGCGGACAATAAAGCAGGTTTAACGGGCGAGGGTACTGCGGCTACATCTGTTAGAGTTTACTCTGGTGTCAATTTTGCTAATAGAGCCTCTGCACCTTTTAAAGTAACACAAGCTGGTGAGTTTACCTCTTCAACAGGTATTATAGGTGGTTTTACTTTCGGTGATGATGCTATGACTTCTAGCCAAGATACAGTACTACGACTGGGTAGCACCACCGCCATAGATCAGAGTGTAACTCTATCTTCTCGAGCAATTGATGACTATGTTCTGTATGCGGGATATGCTCCTTCAGACGATCAGGCTGTAGACGTATCTAGCAACCCTCCCTTTGGTGTCGAAAAGAATGGTAATGTTACTATGCGTTCTTTCGAGCTGAGAGATACCGCAGGTACTGTATTACTGGACTCTGATAAC